AATAAAATTTTACTTTAGATACAGCACCTGTACCTGTTCTAATATCAATGTTACCATCTGTAAGAGATATACCACCTGATGAACCATTACCATCTACTATAACTTTACCACTACCATTAGGTAGTAAATTAATATTACCATTTGATACTGATACAATATCATTACCATTGACATCTAAGTCTCCACCTAGTTGTGGTGTAGAATCTTCTGCTACATTTGATATAGCACTTGATGTTGCAAGTCCTGCTACAACAGCACTTCTTGTAATTTTCTTTAGTCCACCACCTGAAGTATCTACTGCTAAAAATACATCGTCATTAGCTACTGTAGATATTTCTGATAAAGAACCTACAGCTACAGAATTAAAGTTTGTTCCGTCTGCAATTAAAAGATTACCTGCAGTATTTGTGGCCATAGTAATATCATCACCTGATACTGTTAGGTCTCCTGCAATAGTTACATTTTGACTAGCGTCTATTGTTAAAGCAGCAGTGCCACCTGTGGTCATTGTAATAACATCTGAACCACTAAATGCGATAGATGTGTTATCATCTGCATCACCTACGATGCTATCTAATTGAATACTCCCTACATTAGTAATAGCTGAGTCACTAAAATCTAAAGTTCCTGTAACATCAAAGTTTCCGTCTACTGTTAAGTTACCTTCGATAGTTGTGTTAGCACCACTTAATGTAATAGCTGCAGTAGGTGTTGAGCCTGATTTAATTACTAACTCACCACTAGAATTTGTTAAACTACCAAAAGTTGTACCTGCATCTTTAAGTGTAATATCTGCACCATCAGCATCTAAAATAATATCTCCACTAGAATCTAAAGTAATTGTACTACCATCACTGGTAATAGTATCTAGTGCTAAACTTCCAACATTTGTTATGTTAGCATCACCAAAGTCTAATGCACCTGCAACTGTTAGTGTTCCTGATACATCTACATTACCATTAATATCAACTGTAGTAGCTGCTATTTGTATTTCTGTATCTGCTACTAAATCTAACTGTCCATCTGCAGAAGAATTAATATATATTGCAGTATCTCTAAACTGTAATTTTTCTGTACTAGCGACTAAGATATCATCTGAAAACTCAAAGTAGTCTTCGTCTTCCATCCATTTTAATACACCATCACTAGTCTCACCATCAAAGGTGATTGTAATATCTGTACCTGCAGTAGCTGCTCCAAATGTTAAAGTGTTACCTAATAACTTAGTTATTGGCCCACCTTCATTGGCAGTTCCATCATGGGTGTGTCCACTACTCGCCTGAAAGGCTGCTAGTATCTGGTCAAACTCTGCATTAAAATGAGACGCTTCGATAGTAGCACCATCAACGATTGTTGCGGAACTCTGTCTAGTATAAGTTGCTCCCATATGTTATCTTCTTCCTCCTGCTATAAATTCCATTTCAAAACCTTTTAAGGCTACTGGACTGTTGCTTGTTGCATCTAATATCTTTGCTGCAACTGTAAAACCACTTCCTTCAACGGGTTGTCTAATTAAGTTAGAACCTGTAGAACCATATACGGCTGTTCCAAAAACAGATTCTGCTAAACCATACTGTGCTATATTACCTGTTTGAGATAATGTATAGGGTTCTGGTTGTGGTACTTCATCATCACTAAAATCATACTCTAATAAAAAGCTAGATGATAATGCACCTGTTGGGTCGATATTCCAAATTACTTTTTGAAAACTTTTTCTAATTCCGGGGTCTCCCATAGTCATATCGGGTGACCTATAGATACCACTTATATTTACTGTTGTAGACGCTTGTGTAAAAACATTTCCTGATTCTTGTTTGTATACATAACCATCATAACCACCAGATATTATTGTTTCTGTTCCTGATATAAATGCTGAGTCAGTGCTAGAAACTTTTAAACCTTTTACATCACCATATTCAAAACCTAATTGACCTGTATTAGGATTAGCTTTAATAACAGATAATAATCCTCTTGATGAATCTTCCGCTTGTATATCGGATGTAGGAAAGAATAATCTGTATTGTGATTTATTTCTAATAACTACTGAATTAATATTATGTGTAGTTATTTCGTTAATTCTTTTTTGTATTTGTTTTGATACAGTACCTAATTCTATATCATCAATTCTATCTGTACCTGCAATAGTTCTTAAACCATCGGGTGCTAGAAATACAACATCACCTGCAAGTTCCTGAATACTTCTACCATCTACACATCCAATATTTCTAGTGACAGGCTGTACTGCAAAATCAGAAGAACTACTTCCTGTTAATTTAAATATTTTATCTTGGCCAAATATAAATAAAGTATCACGGAAAGCTTTTAGTCCTACAATTTCTGTATCAACCTTGATTGTACCACCACCTGAACCATTCGTAAAACTATTAGTTTCAGTTGGACCCATAAAACTTATTTGTTGTTTGTTACTAGCATCGCCTGAAAAAAATATATGATTCTTAAATATTTCTACAAATTTAAAGTTAGCTGTTCCTGATGCACTAACGACAGATGTACTAAAAGAACTGTTTAATATTTGTGGACTAGATGTTCCTGTGGCAATAATAATTTTATCTGTACCATCAAAGTTAAATAATCTATGTTCATAGTTTTGTGTAGGTGTTCCTAAACCTGTAATAGTAGATGTCCAACTACCACTACCTGCACTTGCTCTATGTATACTACCACCTCTACCTGCTAAAACTACATCATTAAAGATTGCAGTAAATACTACTCTTTCTGTAGATGCAGATACTTGAGGGCATATATTAGAATTAAACTTTGTAGTTCCTAGTATTTTTTTATAACCACCTTCAATATCAGGTTCAAAGTTTTGTAGTTGTAGGGCCTCTCCCGGAGACATAGAGAACACATCTTTGTTTAAGATTAATCCTCCACCTAAACTAACTACTGAAGGTTGTGTTGCTGCCATACTATGTTACAGTTAATACTGAAGTATTACTTGTTGTTCTATTAGAAGTGTTAAGATTTACTCTAGTATCTTTCATATATTCAATATGATTTAACATTTCTATTCTAATTCTTTTAACTCCTGCTTCGTATTCAGCATTAGATATATTAGCCATAGGTACATCATTTTTTAATTTATATAAATAATATTTTGCTCTATTAACTACTACGTCTGCATAAATATCTGGTAAATCCATTGTATCACCATGTGCTGATAACTCTGTATGTGTTTTATAGTATTCATAAAATACTGTGTAATCATCAAACTTAGGTATTGGGGATAAGCCAAAACTTTTATGGTCGGGTGTTCTATATACAAATAAAGGTCTACCATACTGTGAATCATTAGCGGCTACATCTTTTCTAAATGCACCTTGTAGGAAACCATCATATGTCATAGGTTTTAATTTAACTGCTTCTTCTTGTCTTTTAACTCTTACATAATCTACATCCATATTAGTAGCTGTGCTTGGATTGTTTAATGTTATAAAAGTTGTAGCTGCGGTTGCTGTAAATGTTGTTGATAGTATTTCACCATTACCAAAATCTGTAACTGTAATTGTACTATTTAAATTTTGTGTTCCCTCTGCTGCAGTACCTACTTGAACTTTAAATGCTTGTCCTGTAGAATTTGTATCATAGGCTCTAACAGATATATTATAAACTTCTCCTACAATAGTTGATATAGATTGATGTGCTGCAAAATCATTTAAGCGTAATCTACCATTGCCTGTAGAATTATAAGCTGCACTACCTGAACCTGCTATTGTAGTCCAACTACTTATATCAGATGTAAATTCACCATTAGTAATTAAATTAGTAGGTGCTATTCTAAAAGAATCAAAGTTTGCTTTTCTAAATGCTGCAGGAAAATCATACTCTTGTTGTCCTGTAATAGCTACTTGAGTTCCGTCTGTATGTAACCAAGGCCATTCAACTTCAGCCATATATAAATCATTGATAGCTTTATTAATAAAGTTTTTAGCAGAAGTTTGTACACCTCTACTTGAACCAAAGTTAGAACTTGTTAGTTCTACTTCATTCAATTCATTTAGTACAAAGTTAGTTAATTCTAAATATGTCCTTGTTGTTGCCATTTGCTATCCTGTTTTTGTTGGTTAATTGCATCTATTTCTTCTGCTGTCATACAAATCATCATGCTAGAGTGTATGGTCTCTACTGGAAATTGTCTTTCTATTGATTGTTTTAATTCTGGTTTTTTAGATTTTAAAAATAAATCACAAGTTTCTACTTCTGGAAATTCTACAAATCTATATGTAAAAAGTTTTGGAGATACTTCTCCATGTAATAATATAACTAATACGATAAAAAATTTCATGTTTATTTTAAAAGGAGGGGTATAAACCCCCCCTAGTTATTTGCTATTATGCAAATGTTACTTTTTGTGCTTCGGAATCACCTTCACCATCGAAGTCAGCAAGTACACAGAATACACGAACTTTACAATTCACTGCACCTGTTGCAATTACTAAATCAATAGTATCAGCAGCAGCATAGACTCTATATCCAATAGATGTTGTACCCATTGAACTGTCTCCTGCTCTTGCTCTAGTTACTTCCATACCTGCGGTTGCAGTTGAAGCAGATACAAAAGCATCTACGTCTGCACCATCGCCAAGTGATAGAGTTCCTGAATTACCTGCACTATCTGCAGTTAAAACATCTAGTCCTGCATACAAACATAAAGTGTTTGCAGGTACTTCTATTACTTGTACAACGTCACCACTTGCATTTGTAAACTCAGAAAAGTCTACTACTTGTGACACACATCTGACTGCCTTACCTACTGGTAATGCTGCAGGAGATGATGTGTTACCTGTTACTGTTAAAGTTGCCATTTAATCATTACCTCCTATTAGTCTATTTTGATATGTGAAAGAACGAGAGCATTGTCTCTTAGTACTTTTCTTCCAAATACATGAAGACCTCTAACTACATCAGAAAAAGTTTCAGGATGTCTGATAACTTCAATCTTTGCGATATGGTTAGCTGTCGCTGTAGATGACATATGACCACCTAATACTTTGAAGAAGTTCGAAGTTGAACTTGCTGCGAAGTTGTTTGTCATATATACGTCCATGTTCATAATCTTACCGGCAATAACTTTACCATTTCTTAATGGTGCGGCACTACCTGTAGTATCACTCATTAGTTTGCTAGATGCTTGACCTAATTGCTCTACAAATTCTGGACCTGCTAAGAACCATCTGTTCTCTTCTGGTACATCAGATGCATTTAACAATCTATTTACTTTAGAGATTGTGTCAACTGGGTCAATTTCGCCTGAAGCAAAACCAACATCTTGGTCTTCTCCAGAGCCTGAGTCTGCTCCTAGTAAGTGGTCAGGGCCAGATGAACTGACTCCTGCTACCATTGCTGCGATTACGTTTTTGTCATAAGCGTTCTTAAGTGCATAAGCACCAGAAGAAGTTGCAACACTTTCAAAGTTAACATGAGAATGTCTTTCCTCAATGTCATCAACTTTAAATGAAAATGCGTTTGCTTGGTCGACAGTCAATTGGATTTGGTCATCAGTGATGTCTTGTGCATCAACAACCGCTCCTCTTGAGTACGCACTAACAGTAATAGTAGGTTCTTTTATGATGTTTACTGTGTCTCCATAAGCTTCAATCTCACCTGCATAGTCAGTGTTAGTAATTGCTTCTACTACTGATGCGGTACGAAAGAACTTCTGGACTTTTTGGGAATAGATAATCGGGCTAAAGTTTCCGTTAGCTAGATTATTATTACCTGATACTTTATCAAAAGCCATCTTTTTTCTCCTATTATTTATTAGTTATTATTAAAATTGATATGAGTTAACTGTTTATACGATGCGACCTTCTCTATGAGCCTTATCAATGTCAGCTTCAAACTTAGAGTATTCATCTGGTTTCATAGATTTAATAGCTGCCCAAGTCCATTGTTTCTTATCAGTTGGTGTTTCAGATACTTTAGTTTTAGAAACTGCTTTCGCTGCTTCTTTCTTTGCATCATAGTTTACCTTCTTAGTAGAAAGTCCTCTGTCATACTTGTACAAGTCTATTGCACGTGCTGCAGATTTTGGATTGTCACTATTATCATAAAGCCAAGATTGTACTGTACTATCCTGTACAGAAGCCCAGTCATGAAAATCTCCGCTTTCACGAATCTCTTTAAAGTCTGGATGCTTCTTTGCAAGTTCTACTTCTGCCCTATCTCTAGACAAAGAAGATTGTTGTTTTTTTATTTCCAACAGTTGTTCTTCCATTTCTTGTTTAGATTTAAGTGTAGCTTCTGTAGTTAATTGCATAACAGAATCATACATATCAGGATAGTCTTTTCTCCACTCTTCTAAATCTTCTTTAGATTTAAAAATAGGTTGAGAAGCAACTGCTTCCTTTTCTTTCTTAAGTTTGAGAACTTCATCTTTGTGCTTAGATATTGTCTCATCATAATGCCGTTTTAAATCGTCATATCGCTTCTTAAAAGCGGCATCTTCTACTCCTACAGGGCGGTCCTCTTTAGGTTTCTTCTCGTCAGTTTCTTCCTTAGATTCCTCGGTAGCTGCTGTTTCGACTTCCTTGTCCATTAAGTTCCTACTCGGATGCTTATATGGAGTCGGAGTTGCGACATCTTCTGTTGCTGAATTTTCTTCTACAACAGGAGTTTCTTTATTGTCTTGTTCCATTTATTCTCCTTCGGGGTGCTGTTGGATTCAGGTCGCCCCCTATATGCAGGGCCTCTATTGAGAGGGTGGCTGCGTCATCATTCCCTGACCTTGTGTAGGTGCAGGGCTTTCTCCTTGCGGTGAAACTTGTGGTTGTGGTTCAGGTATTGCTTCTTGCATTACCATACCAAACTCAGGTCCAAATACTTTGGACATAAAGTCTCTAAACTGTGGTACATTTAGTTGTGTAATTAATTCTCTTTCTTGTTCCCCAAGATTTTGTAAATTGTTTGAAACTTGTCTTGCTGATACTCTTAATTCCATAGGTTGAGCAGCAGCAGGAGATGTGTTAACATCTGCTCCCATCATACCTTGTCTCATTTCTTCTTCCATTATTTAAATCCTCTCCTTTTTTTCCATTCATCATCGCCTAAAACAACTATGTCATGGTAGTCATAATCAGCATAAGTTGTATTGTTAATTTTAAATGTTCCTCCTTTTACTATTGGAACATACACAAATTCTGTAACATCTTCTACTTTTTTTGCTTCAGGATGGTCTGCTACAAATATCCATTTATCATCATACAATACACCATGAGAGCCTGAAACTTTTATACCATCTATTAAATAGTAAGGATTATTCATTTTAAATTGTACCATACCTTCTACTAAAGAATCATTAATGTAGTCACCTGCTTTTATGTCTTTAATTTTTTTACCATTAATATCTGTATCAGGATGGAAACATCTAGTAGTCCCTGTAGCTGTTGCACCACCTTTAAAGGATTGTCCACCAGTAAATTGTGACTGTGATGTTCTTTTATTTTCTGCTCTTTTACTGGCTTCTTGTGATGCTTTTACTCTATATTCAAATTGTTCTCTAGAATCTTTAAATCCTTGGTCTTGTGCTTGACTGTCACTCATACCAAGTTCCTCTATTTTTTCATCTATCTTTTTGTTATTTTCTTTTATTTGTTTTTTGGCTTTTTCTTTTTTATCTTTTTCTCTATCTATATCAGAATCCCTACTACCAAAACTAACTTTACCTGTTTGGTATTGAGACTCTATCATATCCATTGTAACATTAGCATCTTCTATATTAAGTTTTGCTACTTCGTTATCCCTAATTAATGCACCAAATTCATTTAAATCTTTTAATTGACCAAATTGAACTCCCACTTCAGCACCGCCTTTTGCATCTGCTGCTGTAGATTCTGGGTCAACTGTTATAGGTTTAGGGGCAGTTGCTGTTGAGTCTAATCCTAAAGCCGCATCTAATTCAGATAGTAATTTATTTTTTTCTTCTGCGTTTAATGCATCTGTTTCTGCGGGTGTTCTAGTAGTCGGTGCAAATAAATCTGTCTTACCAAAAGCACTAAGTGTTAATGGTCCTTGAATCATATTTTGTCCATTAGGTGCTTTTACAATATTACCGACTGCATCTTTTTTTTGTGTACTAGCCATATTACCGGCTAAAGATTCTTTTGTTTGTAATCTTCCAAAATTAGCTTTACCTTTTTCTTCTGTTACATTTACATTATATGTACCATTTTTATTTTTAGTGATAGAAATACCTTCTGTTCCATTTAATGTTTGTAACTGTTTATCTGCTTTATTTTTTAAATACATATTAAGAGGAGTACCTATTAAAGGAATAAATTTTAACCAAGGGATATCGTTGTTAACTGTAAGATTAACATCTTTACCATATGTACCTTTTAATTTTTCTCCTTGTTCTCCCGGAAGAGAATTTATTGCATCTGTTACTTGCCCTAAAGCATTTGCTGTATCACCAATATTTCTTCTTCTATCAATAATAATATCACTTCTATCTTCTTTAGGTTGCTCGATAGGAACACAAACTTTTTT